GTGGTAACAAGTTTGTAACTTGTGGTAACGATGGCGGTGCAGACGATGTACCTATTACTCCAGTTATTAACTTTTCTAAACTAGGTAACGAAAGCATAGGCGATTACTTTACTAGAACAAAAGTATTATCTTATACACAAGGTGCTATTGTATCAACTAATGCAACAATCGTTGCAGGTCAATCAATAGTAACAATGGCTGACACAAGTGCAGTTAGACAAGGACAAGTATTAATTAAAACAAGTGGCACAGGTGCATTTGGTAGTGAAAACGTTACTATCACATCAGTTGATAGCCCAACACAAATTACACTAAGCGTACCACACCTAACAAGCGGACAAATATTCTTTGAGATTAGAAGTCCAATCATTGGTTCGGTGCCTTATATCCCAGAAGTAAAAGGCCCATCAAACTTTGTATGGGGCTTTGAACACGAAGTAACAGTAACAGATGGAACTGCTATCACACTACTTCGTCTACCGCAGGTAGTTAATCAATCATTTACAGTTGACTATCTGATAACAAGTGAACAAGGTTGGAACGGCGTTAGATCCGGCAGCCTCACTATCCTATCCAACAGCAGAGTAGATGCACCCAACAACACACCATCGGTAACAGTTTCGGACGAATACGACTACCAAGGTGACAATAATTATGTTGACAAACTCTACTTTGATGCTATACTAGATGATATGAACACCGACTCCGAGAATGAGACTATTGTGATAAGAAGTAACTCTGTAAGCATGCCGGCTAATTCTCGTAGTAATTTTAAATTTAAAGTGAAAACGAAACAAACTAGTATAACATAAATGTTCGCAAAAAAATATGAAGAACGACTAAAATCCTGGAACCAATTTCGACAGAACCTAGAGCTGTCAGATGATCCTTTTGGTGATGTAATTGAGTTTTATAAGCCTGCTCCAACAGTGAGCATACACACTGATCCCTTTAATAGTGAAGCGTGGCCAGACCCGTGGCAACTTGTTTTAGAGAATCAGTATTGTGACTTCACTCGTGTACTAGGCTACGGCTATTCTTTACAGTTAACAGAACGTTTTAGTGGTGAAGAATTTGAGATACATATCTGTACAGATGACATGTTAGGATATATGTATTTGCTTTTCATTAACAATAGTGAAGTGTTAGGCTATGATGAAAATGCAGTTGTATCTAAACAGGACTTACCGACAGAATTACGCTCGCAACACGTCTTTACTTTATCTAGTCAAAATAAATACTAAATTAAATATGAACGGAGAGAAAAAAATGGCATTGATGATTCACATCGTGAAACGAAACAAGACACGTGAACCAATTAACGTAGACAAAATACACAAGGTTGTAGAATTTGCTTGTGAAGGCTTAGCAGGAGTCAGTAGCAGTCAAATCGAAATGAACGCTAACTTACAGTTTTATGATGAAATGAGTACATCGGAGATACAAGAAGTATTAATACGTAGTGCCAATGATCTTATCTCATTAGATGCTCCAAATTATCAATATGCGGCGGCAAGATTATTATCTTATAGCGTAAACAAACAAGTGTTTGGGGAATACAATGCTATTACATTGCAAGAGAATATTGATAAAAATATTAAACGTGGAGTGTATGACTCTACTATATTAGATGTATATTCAAAAGAAGAAATTGCCACATTAGATAGTTATATTAAACACAAACGTGATGAAAACTTTACCTATGCAGGACTACGTCAAGTAGTTGACAAATATCTTTGTCAGGATCGTTCATCAGGTGAAATTTTTGAGACTCCTCAGTTCATGTACATGATGATTGCGGCAACACTATTTGCAAATTATCCTAAAGAAGATAGAATGTATTATGTAAGGAGATACTACGATGCGACCTCACTATTTAAAGTCAATATCCCAACGCCAGTCATGGCTGGAGTCAGGACCCCTGTCAGGCAGTTTGCAAGTTGCGTTCTTGTTGACTCTGACGATACCCTTGATAGCATCTTTGCCAGCGATATGTCTATTGGACGTTATACGGCGCAAAGGGCAGGCATCGGAATCAATGCAGGAAGAATCAGAGGCGTCAATGCAAAAATCAGAGGCGGAGAAGTAGCACACACAGGTATTGTCCCGTTCCTAAAGAAGTTTGAAGCAACAGTACGTTGTTGTACACAAAATGGTGTACGTGGCGGATCAGCTACTACACATTTTCCTTTTTGGCATCAAGAGATTGAAGACATCCTTGTACTAAAGAACAACAAAGGTACAGAAGACAATCGTGTACGTAAATTAGATTACAGCATACAGTTAAACAAAACAATGTATGAAAGACTATTGTCAGGCGGCGATATAACTCTTTTCTCACCACATGATGTGCCAGGTTTGTACGAAGCATACTTTGGTGATCCAGCAGTATTCCAAGAGCTATACGAAAAGTACGAACGTGCATACAGCATCAAGAAACGTTCTATTCCGGCAATGGAGTTGTTTTCTGCGTTGATCAAAGAACGTGCAGAAACAGGACGCATTTATATTATGAATGTTGATCACTGTAATACACACAGCTCATTCAAAGACACAGTATACATGAGTAACTTGTGTCAAGAGATTACACTACCAACAAAGCCATTAAATCATATTGATGATGAAGAAGGCGAAATTGCATTGTGTATTCTTAGTGCTATTAATGTAGGAACACTAAAGTCGTTAGATGACCTAGAAGAACTATGTGAACTAGCAGTAAGAGCATTAGAAGAAATTATTGACTATCAACGCTATCCAATTAAAGCCGCTGAAATTAGCACAAAAGCAAGACGTTCATTAGGCATAGGCTACATTGGACTAGCACACTTCTTAGCAAAGCAAAAAGTGCAGTACAGCGACCCTAAAGCATGGGAAGTAGTACATAAGCTAACTGAAGCATTCCAGTACTATTTGTTAAAAGCATCAAACACACTTGCACAAGAGCGTGGAGCATGTGAATACTTTAACCGTACTAAGTACGCAGACGGTATCTTACCAATTGACACATATAAAACAGATGTAGATAACCTTGTACCAAACAACCTAACATATGATTGGGAAAGCCTACGCAAAGATATTAAGGAACACGGACTAAGACATTCAACATTGTCAGCACAGATGCCAAGTGAAAGTTCAAGTGTTGTATCAAATGCAACAAACGGCATTGAACCGCCACGTGGTTACCTATCTATTAAAAAGTCTAAGAAAGGCCCACTAAAACAGATTGTACCACAGTATCAATCATTGAAGCAACAATATACGCTACTATGGGATATGCCTAGTAACGAAGGATATATTAATGTAGTTGCAGTTATGCAAAAGTTCTTTGACCAAGCAATTAGTGGCAACTGGAGTTATAATCCTACACACTTTGAAAACAATGAAGTTCCAATGAGTGTAATGATGAATGACTTATTAACAACATACAAGTATGGGTGGAAGACTAGTTACTATCAGAATACATACGATTATAAAACTGATCCAAGTGAACTAGAAGAAGAAACAAAACCAATGGTAGAATTAGCGCCATCGGAAATTGACTATGAAGATGACGAAGCATGTGAGGCATGTGCAATTTAACGGTTGACAAAAACAGTTAAATACGCTACTATATAAAGACACATAGAGGAAGTAAAAAGAGATGGCAAAAACAGTATTCAATAGAGAAAAAGTAGACTTTACCAAACAGAACATGTTCTTTGGTGAAGATCAAAACACACAGAGATATGATGTATTCAAATTTCCTGTGTTTGATAAATTAAATCAAACAATGCTTGGTTATTTTTGGAGACCAGAAGAAGTAAGTCTACAAAAAGACAGAGCTGACTTTGCTAACTTCCGTCCAGAACAAAAACATATTTTCACAAGTAATCTCAAGTATCAAACACTGCTTGATAGTGTACAAGGACGTGGACCATGCCTAGCATTTCTACCCCATGTGTCATTACCCGAACTAGAAGGCTGTATTGTTACTTGGGATTTCTTTGAAACTATTCACTCACGTTCATATACACATATTATGAAAAATGTATATTCAGATCCAAGTGAAGTATTTGATACAATTTTAGATGACGAAAAGATTATTGCTCGTGCTGAAAGTGTAACAAAATATTATGATGCATTTGGAGAAGCCGCTGATGCTTACACGCATCGTAAAGAAGGTAGTATGTATGATGTAAAGAAAAAACTTTACATGGCAATGCAAACAGTTAATATTTTAGAAGGACTACGTTTCTACGTGTCATTTGCTTGCACCTTTGGCTTTGGAGAACTAAAGCTAATGGAAGGTAGTGCTAAGATTATTTCACTTATCGCTAGGGACGAAGCACAACATTTGGCACTAAGCACACACGTATTGAAGTTGTGGGCAAGTGGTAAAGATGATCCAGAAATGGCTAAGATTGCTAAAGAATGTAAAGAAGATGTATATGATTTGTGGCGTGAATGTGTTGCAGAAGAAAAAGACTGGGCAGACTATTTGTTTAAAGACGGTAGTATGATTGGTTTGAACACTACACTATTATATCAATACGTTGAGTACATTGCAAATAGACGACTCAAGGCGCTGGGATTAGATGCTATATTTGATCAACCAGTAAACACTAACCCGCTACCATGGACACAACATTGGCTGTCTAGCTCAGGCTTGCAAGTTGCACCGCAAGAGACAGAAGTTGAAAGTTATATCGTTGGTGGCATTAAGCAGGATGTTAATCAAAACAGCCTCAAAGGATTTTCACTATGATAACAATTTACGGCAAACCGGCATGCCCAAGTTGCACAAAGGCAAAGGCCTTTGTTGAAAAACGAGGATACAAGTTTGAATACAAAGAACTAGATAAAGACTTCACAAGAGAAGACTTATTTGAAACGTTTCCAACAGCTAGAACCTTCCCACAAATTATCGTCGGAGATAATAAAGTAGGCGGGTACGAAAACATGTTGGAATATATTGATAACACAGGCTACAACGGCACAGGATATACATTATAATGTTAATTGAAACCCCATATAAAATCGGAGATACAGTATCTCTAAAACTAAGTTCAGGCGAAGAAATCGTAGGCAGGCTCGATGCTGAAGATGAAACTTATTACACATTGAGAAAACCTATGGTTCTTATTGCACAACCAGAAGGACTAGGCCTTGCACCTTACATGTACAGCGTAAGTCCAGACAGCAAGTTTATGCTACGAACTAATTCAGTATCGTGTTTATCTAAAACACAAGAAGAAATTAGTAAACAGTATACCAAAACAACAACTGGCATTGTAACATAAAATACCGGTTGACAAGCTCTTCTTTAGACTTTATAATAAGAGTATGAATAAGGCAAAGAGAAGAGGCACAATGAAAAAAGTAATATTAACAGACGCAGACGGTGTACTACTCAATTGGGAGTATGCATTTAGTTGTTGGATGGAACAGCATGGACACACTTCAGTAGAAGGTTCTAACAAGTTATACGATATCGGAGAACGATTTGGTATAACTAAAGACACTGGTAAGTTGTTGGTAAAACAATTTAATGAAAGTGCGGCAATAGGGTTCCTACCTGCGTTACGTGATGCAATGTATTACGTGAAAAGACTACATGAAGAACACGGATATGTGTTTCGTTGTATTACTAGTTTAAGTTTAGATAAAAACGCATACAAATTGCGTTTGATGAACTTAGAAAAGTTGTTTGGAAAAACAGCGTTTGAAGAATTGGTGTGTTTAGACACTGGTGCTGATAAAGATGAAGCATTACTTCCTTATAAAGATTCAGGCTTGTACTGGATTGAAGATAAGTTAGAAAATGCAGAAGCTGGTTTAGCTGTAGGTTTAAAACCAATTCTTATTGAACACGGATTTAATATGAACGAGAAATTAGATCCGAACATTAAAAAAGTAGTAAACTGGAAAGAAGTTTACGAACACATTACAGGAGAAACAGTATGACAATACATGAAGAAATCGTACAAGCGTTTAATAACTATCTTGCGGAAGCAGAAACATTTGATGAAAAAGGTGTTAAAGCGGCCGCGGCAAGAGCTCGTAAAGCACTTGGAGATATGCAGAAACTGTCAAAATCACGCAGAGCTGAAATCCAAGATAAAAAGAACGCTATGTAAATGCTGAAGCTAACTGAATCAGCCGAAGAGCAAATTAATGCTTTATGTAAAGAAAACAACTGCTACGGAGTCAGCCTAAATGTTAAAGGCGGAGGATGTGCAGGGTTTGAATACGACTGGCAGTTAGTAAACACCCCTGAGGATCTTGAAGAAACTGACGAAGTTATCAAGACAGCAGAAGGGTGTGCATTTATTATAGGTGCCCATAGTACAATGTTTCTTATAGGAACAGAAATAAACTATAAGAAAGATGTTATGGGCTCTATGTTTGAAGTAAACAATCCAAATGCACAATCAGCTTGTGGATGCGGAGTAAGCGTTAACTTTGACGGAATGTTTTAGATGCAACAACTCAAGGACTTTATTAAAGTCTACAATCACTTTGACAACAAGTTTTGTGATAGAGTTGTAAGCAATCTAAAAGACGATTGGCACAAGCATACTTTTTATTCTCATGCAGATAAAGAGCGTTTTAACTTTGATGATGACTTAGAAATAAGCCACCAGTTCAATGATGACTCACTCTTTATCTGCCAGAGTTTAAAAGATGTGTTAGTCAAATATATTGAAGATATAAATCTTCCTAGCCTTACTGGCTGGGACGGATATCTAGATATTAGATATAATAGATATCAACCTGGAACTACTATGCATTGGCATGCAGACAGAGTTCAAGAAATGTTCGATGGCGAACGAAAAGGAATTCCTACTTTAAGTGTTGTTGGTTTATTAAACGACGACTTTGAGGGTGGTGAGTTTACTATGTTTGAAGATTATAAAATAAAATTAAAAACTGGCGATGTGTTAATCTTCCCTAGTACATTTATGTACATACATCAAGTAACACCTGTTGTTACTGGAACACGCTACAGTTGGGTAAGTTGGGTTTGGTAATATGAGTGGTCAAAGACGTTGGCTAAGAACTTGGGCAAGAACAGTTGGTATGCCCGTTGGACTAACAGATGACGATAAACCAGAATTCCTTCCTATCACTCAAACAGATGTTAAGAAAGCATTAGCTTTTAGAACATTTTGGATTGTATTGCATGTGATAACTTGTTTTAGTATTATTGCAGGCAATGGCAGAAACTTAGGCATTTGGTAATGAACGTAAGTGAAGGTGATAAAGCAGTAATAGTATTCAGTGTAAATCCTAAGAATGTTGGCCGCATAGTAAATGTTGCACAATACATTGGTAGGTTCGGACAAAAAGAACAGTTTGACTTTCGAGGAATGCCTTGTGAAGCACCTGTTACAGATCATTATTGGTGGATTGAAGCAGACGATATAGAAATTATGTTAGGCCCAAGTCCAAGAGCATATATTGCAGACAGTTGGCTACGTAAAATAGTACCACCAAAAGAAAAAGTTTCAACTAAACAACAAAAAGAACTTGACACTATCATATAATGAGTGTATAAATATACTTGTAACGTTGAAGCAATTCAAACGCTATACAGGACCCGGGGGCGGTACCCGGCGACTCCACCATAAGGACATTGAAGAATGGAAATTATTTGGCATATACTATTAACAGTTTGTTCAGGCTCGACCTGCTTAGAACAAGATGTACAATGGTTTGAAACTAAAGCAAAGTGTGAAACTATGCTTGTAGAATACGTAGAAGTGCCCGTTGATGGATCTTGGGACACAGTTGAATATATCTGTAAACCCGTAGGTTCAATGTCTTTATGATGGGGTCGAAATAGGATCGACTGGTAGTTAATAGAGTTAGTGGAGTTATCCGGATCTAAGCACGGTTATCGCGAAGAAAACTTATAATTGCAAACGCAAATTATTCATTAGCGGCCTAGGCTGTTACGAGGTAGTTAGGCCTTGTTACCAAACATAGCATTAAAGAGTGTTGCAGAGATGTAACACTCTTTTTTTTGGCTTGTTCTATTATGCACTAAAAGAGTGCAAAAGACATAACTAATAGTGTGAAGCAAAAAATACCCACCCCAAAGCTCACGAAGAAAAAAATTTTATAATAAAAATAAGGAAGAAGTAATGCGTATTCTCGCGATAGCAATGGTTGCCGCAATGGCAACGACTTCAGCAATGGCTGAAGAAACAGTAGCAGTAGCTACTCCAACAGCACCAGTACTAACAGGTGCAATCAACTTAGACTTTGCTGAAACAACAGCAGGTAAAACAGCAGGCACTATGGGCGTCGAATTAGATTTTGATGCAGGTGATGTAGCAACTGTTGACCTAGACTTTAAAGCAACAGACGGCAATGCACTAACACTGGACACATGGACAGTAGGAACTACAATCGGTGCAGTAGGTTTAGCATTTGGTGATGACAACGGTCTATTACCAGAAACAGGTGCAAACGCATCAGCTGACGGAACACTAGCAAAACCAGCAATGACAGAATCATTAGCATTGTCTTTTGGTGGTGCAAGTGTAGCAGTAGGTTTAACTGACTGGACAACAGATGTATCAGAAGTAAGTAACTTACAAGGTGCATACACAGTAGACGCAGGTATTGCAGACGTAACAGCAAGTGCTGACTACAACCGTACAAGCGAAAACACTGTACTAGGTGCAGAAGTTGCTGG